TGTTTTGTTAGTTGCTTGGGTAACAGTTCCGCCTGTAGTTGGGCCGGCTAGTTTTCCCGCACTAACTTCAAATAAAGATGGCATAATTAGTTACCTCTAGTCTTGATTAGATACGTTGGTAATCCTTACGATTCCAATGTTCTTTGTTTCGTAGACCTTCGACCAGTTGGCTACTGTTTCAAGTTGCGCTCTTGTTGGGTTTGTTGTAGTAACAGCCCACTTACTTCCGACAGGATGATATGTGTAATGTAAGTCAATAGACATAGCATCAGACTTTGCGAGAATGTCGCGGTCTGTTTCTGTGGTTAACCCTGCCTGTTCGCCTGAAGCAACAGAACCCGCTGTGAAAGCGTA